ACGATTACCCACAATGGGCCTCTATACGGGCTACATATAGGGATAATCCTAGAATGAGTCAATTAGACATTGATGAAGCTCGTAAGACTATGAGTGAAGCAGAGTTTAGACAAGAATACGAGGCTGACTTCAATACTTATGAAGGTCAAATTTGGAACTTCGATGTAGAAAATTGTATTGCAGACTTAAAAAGTATGGATACTTCTAAGATGGATATGATTGCAGGTATGGACGTAGGATATAGAGATCCAACTGCATTCTGTGTAGTAGGGTATGATTGGGATGATGAAAAATTTTATTTATTTGATGAATACCTGGATGCGGAACGAACCACTGATAAGCATGCTGCAGAGATACAGAAGTTAATTCAAAAATGGAATATAGACTACATTTATATCGACTCTGCAGCGCAGCAAACCCGTTTCGACTTCGCACAAAATTTTGATATATCAACCATCAATGCGAAAAAATCTTTGACCGATGGAATTGGACATGTCGCTTCGATTGTTGATAACAAAAATTTAATTGTGGATCAGAGATGTGAACACACTTTAAAATGTTTGGACCAATATCAGTGGGATCCAAACCCTAATTTAATAAGAGAAAAGCCTAGGCATAACTTTGCGTCCCATATGGCAGATGCTATAAGATATGCCTTGTACTCCTTTCAAACTGTGTCTAGCGGATTTTAAAACTACATAGTTGAAAATAGTATTTGACTTAAAACCTCAACTTCGATATAATCTTGGTAATAAATAATGATTGAGCTAAAAAGAGATCTGGTAAAATATATTAGAGATAGAGCAAAATCAAAGTATAAAAAAGGCACTAAATGTTACATTTGTGGTGAATCCGCTAAATTGGATTTTCATCATTTTTATAGTTTAAGTCCTTTATTGCATAGATGGATTAAAAAACAGAGAAAGAATCCTGAGGAGGTGCTGGAGTTTAGAGACCAGTTTATACTGGAGCATCAAGCACAGCTCTATGAACATACAGTGACTTTATGCCATGAGCATCATTTAAAGCTACATTCTATTTACGGTAAAGATCCTTCACTAGCTACTGCTAAGAAACAGGAAAACTGGGTAGAAATACAGAGAAATAAACATGGCATGGTATGATAGATTATTTGGGATAGATCGAGAAGAGAAGTTGAATCCCGCTCAAGAGCTCTATAATCCTATAGTAGATGCAAGTCGTGAACCAATTGTTAAATACGAACGAGCCTACGAAGAATTAGAGATAGTAAATCGTGGCGTCAATATGATAGTTGACGATACGGCTGAGATCAGAACAAAAGTCGGTCCTGCTATTAAAGGTAGGAGTATAATTAAAAATATTAAAAGATCCAAAGTTGATCTTTTAGTAAACCAAGAGCCAAACCCGTTTCAAGACATAAATACATTTCGTCGGAATCTGGTTATAGACTTTATTTTAGATGGCAATATTTTTGTTTATTATGATGGAGTACATCTGTATCATCTTCCATCAGCTAAAATGATAATTAATACAAGTAAAACGACTTATATAGAAAGTTTCACTTTCCAAGACAAGATTACTTATAGTCCGTCAGAAATTATTCATATTAAAGAGAACTCGTTCTATTCTATATACCGAGGAGTTCCTAGATTAAGTCCTTCATTGCGTACAATGAACTTGATGACAAGCATGAGAAAGTTTCAAGACAACTTTTTCAAAAATGGGGCAATACCAGGACTTGTACTAAAGAGTCCTAATACTTTATCAGAAAAGATTAAAGAGAGGATGCTACAGTCTTGGAGCACCCGTTACCGCCCTGATGCAGGGGGTCGAAGACCTTTAATCCTGGATGGCGGAATCGAAGTAGATTCGATTTCAAATGTGAACTTTAAAGAATTAGATTTTCAAAGTTCTATAACAGAAAATGAGAAAATCATTCTTAAATCTCTAGGAGTACCTCCGATACTTCTAGATTCAGGAAACAATGCAAATATACGACCTAATATGAGGTTGTATTACTTAGAAACTATACTACCTATAGTAAGAAAGATAAACTTTGCATATGAAAGATTTTTCGGATTTAAACTAGAAGAAGATGTAACGAACATTCCAGCGTTACAGCCTGAATTGAGAGATCAATCCCAGTATTATACTTCTCTAGTAAATGGTGGAGTTATTACACCGAACGAGGCAAGAGAGGCAATAGGCTTTGAGCCTATTGAAGGTAATGATGATCTACGTATTCCAGCTAATATAGCAGGAAGCGCAGCAAATCCAGATGAAGGTGGTGCACCTGTACAAAATGAGGAAGAAGAAGTAGAACCCTCCTTACCACCAATAGAGGTAGAATAATGTCAACTAGTATGCAAAAGAAGAAAATGTTAAAAACTTTGTCTGATTATTATATTAAGAAGGGGAAAGTTTATGATTCTTCTTTAGAATATGGTAGACAAACGGATGCTCCTTATTCAATTAAAGAAATAAAGAAAATTATGGGTGGTTGGGGGATGTTGTTTAAATTCTTAAATACTGATTATCCAAATCTTGAAAAAGATATTGAAAAGGGAAATTGGAAGGATAAGGGAAACTTGTTCAAAGATAAAAAAGTTCCTCGGCCTCCTAAGCCTAGTATGAGTAAAGTACAACTTACTACTGGTCGGAATGAGACAAATACATGAATAAAATTTTCAATCTAACTTCCACTTTTAAAACTCATACTGAGAAGGATGGAAGTGCTAGTATACGTGGTATGGCAAGTACTTCAGATTTTGATAGAGCTGGAGACAGTATTGCGCCAGATGCGTGGACTAGAAGTGGTGGTTTAAATAATTTTAAAAAGAATCCTATCATTCTTTTTAATCATAACTACAACCAACCGATTGGTCGTGCTACAGGTCTCGAGGTAACAGATAATGGTCTGGAACTAGAGGCAAAGATTAGTAAGTCGGCTCCTGGTGGGGTTTGCGACTTAGTTAAGGATGGGGTTCTTGGAGCATTTTCTGTTGGTTTCCGAGTCAAGGACGCTGATTATATTGAGGAAACTGACGGACTTATGATAAAGGACGCTGAATTGTTTGAGGTCTCGGTTGTTTCCGTACCCTGCAATCAGGCAGCTACTTTTTCTTTAGCGAAATCGTTTGATTCTATAGAAGAGTATAATGATTTCAAGAAAACTTTCACAAATCGTGTAGATCTAGCCGGTCAGTCTCTGGCTAAAGAGGATGTGAGAACATCTAGCATAGCTAGTAATGCACCGGTAAGGGCGGAGAAATCCGTGCAAAAGGAGATCGTAATGTCGGAAGATAAAACTCCCGAAATCGACTTGGAAGCTTTTGCTAAGCAAGTGGCAGAACAAACTGCTGCTACTTTTGCAATGAAGCAAGCCGAGCAAAAAGTTGTGGAGAAAGCTGAAGCCGAAAAGGTAGAAGCCGAGGCCGCAGAGAAAACCAAGCAAGAAGAGGATGTTAAAACTGCTATTAAAATAGGAGTTGAGACGGGTGCTGAAAGGCTTGTCAAAGATGTAGAAGCTAAACTCGCACAAAAAGATATTGAGATTGAAGAAGTTCTCAAACAGTATAAAACGGATCTTGAGGATAAGAAGGAAGAAATTTCTCGCCTTCAAGACTCTAAGCGAGTTTTTGCAAATCGTGGCGACGGTGATATTTCTAAGTGGGGCAAAGAATTTATGTATGCTTCAATTCTTGGAAGAATTACTGGTAAAGGTTGGGATACTGACTATGCCCGAGATGTCATGCAAAAAGCGGGCGTTACCTATGACGCCTCAACTGGTATTGGCCTGGACGCAAGTGTATCTTCTACTTTCGAGAATGAAGTACGACTTGAGCAAAAGGTCGCTAATCTCTTTAGAGAGATGGCGGTTAATTCAGGTGCTACTGTTATGCCAATCATTCCAGATACTGAAGATGCAAACTGGAACGCTACTGGCCTAGAAACTACTGCTAATCTCTTGGAAGAGAAAGGTGCTACCGATAACAACTTTCACGTTGGTCGCGTAACACTTAATGCCTATCGTTTGATCTCTGGTACATTCATTGCAAACGATACTGACGAGCAAATCGTCGTTAACGTTCTTCCTTGGATTCTATCAGCTCTTGCACGAGCACATGCTCGAGCAATTGATGGATCTATCATGAATGGTACATCTAATCAAGCTGGTCTTTGTGGTGGAGCAGGTACTGATGGTGCCGGTTCTTTCTTTGCTGCAGATTCTGCTAATGTTACTGATATCGCGAATGACGGTTCAGGTGCACTAACTGGTGCAAACCTACTGGCCGCTCGTTCTGAAATGGGCAAATACGGAGTCAATCCTAATGACGTAGCATACGTTGTTAACGTTGAAGAGTATTTTAACCTGATTGCAGATGCCGCGTTCTCAGATATTTCAGAAGTTGGTAGTGAACTCGCCATGAAGGTAGTTGGTCAGGTAGGATCTATTTATGGATCTCCTGTAGTAGCAAGTGATCAATTTTCACGAGCTACCACTAAGACAGCTGCTTGTTCGGTCAACGTTCATAACTACTTAATGCCTAGATTGAAGGCTGTAGGTATTGAAACTGACTACGAAGTAGCCGGTCAGCGTACTGCGCTTGTTGCTGCTCAATCCAGAGGATTTGAGGAGTTAGTTGCAGGTTCTGGTGCAGATCAGCCAGCCGTTAGAATTGAATACGCCTAATTAGGTGCGTTTAATATTATTAACTTGTGGGGAGAGTTTTGGCTCTCCCCCAGGTTTTTACTAATTGACTTATGGCTGACTTAATCACACGGGACGAGTACAAATCCTTAAAAAACCTTTCTCAGAGTGTAAAAGAGGACGGTAGGATTGATGCGCTTATTGATTCTGTGAGTCCATTAGTAAAAACTTATTGCGGTAATAGTATTGTAGACTATTATTCATCTAATAAGACAGAAACTTTTAATATTAGTTGGAATACTCATATAGTCCAATTAACTGAAAGTCCTGTCAATGCGATTGTAACTGTACAAGAACGAGAAGGATACTCTAGTTCTTATACTACTCTTACGACAGGTGATAATGAATATTATTTAGATATTGATACAGATAGTGTAATTCGTACTACCGGGGGCTGGGAGTATAAGAACTGGCCAAGAGGTCCGGGCGCAGTTAAGATTGTTTATACGGCGGGGTACTCAACTACTCCTAAAGATTTGCAACTAGCGGTTGCTGATCTTATTACTTATTATTTAAAAGACGAATACAAAGAAAGACGAACTATGCAAGGCGCAAGTATGACAAATAGAGGAACTTCGTCAATGCGAGATAATGTGGATTTTCCCGATCACATAAAGAGGGTCTTAGACCTTTATAAGAATTTCTAATGGCACGAGCAAGTTTATCAAAGTTACTAACTAATATTATAACGGATATTGGATCTGGAAAAGGTGGTGCCGAGATATACAGAAAATTAAAAGCAAATAAAAGAGTACATTTTATTACTTTAGATGCTAAAGATCTAGAAAAGCAAATAAAAATAGAAATGTATTATAGAGAGGGTATTGGAGGAGATAAAGCTGAAGGCTTTAGCGACCGAGATGCTGCTGTAACTTATCAAGGTATTTCTGTATTTAGGACAGATGCTAAAGGGGCAGCTCATGGGAAGGATGCCAAAGCAACATTAGATGAAATTATAAAAAGACAGGCCGTGCGAATGGTTAGTGACTTTTGGGATAAATTCAAAAAAATGCACAAAGACAGAACCAATACAAGGTATTTTGCCTCTGCTATGAAGCCAGAGGCAAAATCTAACAAATTCACATTCCTATATATGGTTATAGAAGGAAAAGAAGTAGTGAATATAAAAGGTAAAGCAGTAGGTTATGATGTTTTTAAGCATTTTAAATCCGTAAAACAGGTAATACAAAGAGATTTAATTAAAGAGCTTAATGAGTGGTCCAGAGTAAATAGTAGAAGAAAAGAAGGCCTTGTAGAAAAACTAAGATATAGTAGATCGTCAAAGACATGGAAGGAAGTAAAGGTCTCAAAAAATATCAGGACGCGGGGAGAAGGTTTTATAGACATAGGACATATAGAAGGTGCATCTATTTCACATCAGAGACAGGGGGAAACAAAATCGCAAATTGAAGACTATATTGAAAAGGAGCAAGGAGAGCTTTGGAAACTAAATCTAGAAGAGCAAGGAATGGCACTAGCATTTATAAAGAGAATGCAAGATGAAATTACCTGGACAGTTGGAAAATATGATAATGTTCAAAAAGATTTCGATCGAACAAGTGTAGGCTTAGAAGCAAAAACATTAAATCGAGCAGAAGGTATTAAAGGTGAGAGTATAGCCTTAGAAAACCAACTACAAGCGTTTCTAGCGGAGTTAGGTAAAAAAAATGATAAAGATGCTTGGGAGAATGCAGAAGGTTCAGATTCTATGGTTACAAAAATAACCAAAAAAGTAAAAAACGCATTAGTTAAAGAACTAAAAGGCAACAAAAATATTAAAACAAGAAATCTAAAACATAGCAAAATAAAAGCTAGTAAGGCTACTGCAACTAAAACAGTAAAAAAGCCAAAAATAACGTTAGGTACAATCGCAAATATTCATACCGTAGATAAAACTATAACAAGAGCGATGCGTAGAAAAAAAGGTCAAAATGTAAGAAAGCAGGCCACAGCGGCAGCCGCGCCTTTAGAGTTACTAGGACTAATAAACAAAGAATTACCAGATACAGTAAGAGCTAATATGGGAGCTCCTGCCTTAACTAATATAACAGGAAGATTTGCAGATTCTACTAAAGCAACAGATATGCACATGACTCCACAAGGATTCCCTTCTATTGGGTATACTTATCAGAGAAACCCATATGGAACATTTGAACAAGATCCTGATTACGACCCAAGAAGGTTAATAGATAGATCTATGCGAGAAATAGCGGCACAATATGCAATTGGAAGATTCTATACTAGAAGAGTATAATAATGGCAACTAGACAATATACCACTCGCAGACAAGGAATCGTGGATGCTCTAGTAACTAAACTAAAGCAAATTAATGGTTCCGGAGCGTACCATATAAATTTAGCAGAACAAGTAGAACCAAGATTAAAATTTTGGGATGAAGTTGATGAGTTTCCCGCAATACATTTAAATGCAGGAAGAGAAACTAGGGAATACTTACCAGGCGGAATAAAGAATAGATTTTTAACTGTTACTTTACGCTGCTATGTAAATCAAGAAGATGCGGTAGATGCATTAGACGCGTTATTAGAAGATGTGGAAACTGTACTTGAAGATAATTCAAGTACAACATATACCGATAAATTAGGGGTAGCACAATCTATCCAACAAATCACAATATTCAGTATTGAAACTGATGAAGGTGTACTAGAACCACTAGGAGTAGGAGAAATTACTATAGAGGTTCGATACTAGAAAATCCTGACAAGAACAAAAGTTCTAGTTTCAGGTTTTTCAAGAGTTAAAGGAGACAAAAATGGCTGTTGAACAATTATATTTTAGCCGCGACTCGCAAATGTTTTTAGAGATAGGATCCCAAGTTTGGAAGATTCCTGTCCTTGAAGGCTTTAGCTTTTCTCAGGCTACGAATACATCGGAAATAACCTTGGCTGAAATGGAGGCAACTGATGGAACAAGTCGTCGAGGACGAAGAGCTTTTAATGACTCTCTTGCACCTGTAGACTTTTCTTTCAGTACTTACATTCGTCCATTCAAAGCGGCAGGAGACCACGCGGGCACTGCTGATGGTACAGGTACAGATGTACACGCGGTAGAAGAAGCATTATGGGCACTGTTTTCAGGACCAGCTGTTTATGATAACTCGGCTGGCGATCATTTATTTACTGATCAAACAGTACCAGGTTCAGTAATTTCTACCCTTTCATTTGATCAATCAAATACATCAACACTTGGTCCAGACGCAGGTGCAAACTTATACTTTGAACTTGGTGATGCTAATAAAATTTGTTATAAACTGTCAAAAGTTGCAATAAATGAAGCATCAATTGATTTTGATATTGATGGTGTTGCCCAAATTAATTGGACTGGATTTGCAGATACAATTACTGATATTTCTAAAACTGTAGTTACTAATGGAGCGGTGGCGTCCACAGCTCTTATAGTAGATGGTACTGCACTGGTTGCTGGAGACGCTAAGAGAAGGATTCACGGCACTGGTATGACATCAGATGTATATCTAGATACATATTTGACGGCCCTAACAGGTACGTTATCAGTTACGCAAACTATAGATAATGATATTACATTAACTTTATTAGGTCCAAGAGCAACTATTTATGAAGGTATTGATCAAACTAATAACTTCATTCGTAATCGATTAACAAAGTGTATTATTGTTGTTAATTCTGATCCTGCTGTTGGGGCGCCGCTAGAAGATGCGTATACTCTGACCTTAACAGGGGGTAATATTACTCTAAGTAATAATATTACTTATTTAACACCAGAGGAATTAGGAACTGTAAATATACCAATAGGTCACGTAACAGGAGCTCGTGCTTTTGGAGGCTCTATGACTTGTTATTTGACGGAGACAACCGATGATACTATTTCTAGTAGAGACTTTTTTGAAGATCTTACTTCCACTGAGCAAAGAAGTGAGACCACTAATGATTTCAGTTTAGAATTCTTAATTGGTGGAGGTACAGTAACTAACCCCGGTACAGCTACTGCAGCCTGTTCTGCTACTGGTATGGCAACTACATCTTTGGCTGTTGCATTTCCTAGTTGTCACGTATCTATTCCTACTCACTCTATTGAGGATGTAATTACTTTGGAAACAACGTTTATGGCCTTACCTAGTACGATTGGAGGGGCAGACGAAGTAACAATGAGATATAAAGGCCCAGCAAAAGCATAATAAAAATATTTCTTGACATTTTCGTCAAATTGAAATATAATGTATTAATAATCTTGCAGGGGGTAAAACCCCTGCGACCTTTTTAACTAAAATAGGAAGTACCGATGGCAGAATCAACAGTTATGAAATCACAAGCTGATCCGGTTTCATTAGCGAGTCTTATGACTCCAAGCAAAACAGTAGGAATAGATTTTCCTGGACATGATGAATTTGAAGTATCCATATGTTATTTAGCTAGGGAAGAGTTGTTAAAATTAAGAAAGAGATGTTTATCTACAAAGTTTAATCGAAAGACTCATCAACCAGAAGAGACTTTAGATGAAGATAAATTTTTAGTAGAGTATACTAAAGCAGTAATTAAAAATTGGTCTGGGTTGAAATTTTCATACTTAGAAGAGTTTCTTTTGGTGGATATTTCAGACTATGACCCGAATGACGAATTGCCCTATACTCATGATAATGCAATGTTACTTATGAAAAATTCTAATGAGTTTGATACATGGGTAACAGACGTTGTGGGTGACCTAGAAAATTTTACTGGGAACAAGTAGAGCAAATTCAGGGTCTATTTGTTCGATATATAAATCAACGTAATGCTACTATCGACATAGAAAAGTATTATAGGATTTGTGAACAGCTAGGGGAAGAGCCTGATCCAGAAAAGATGCCGCTATCTCAATCGGAGTTTCCGATCGAGGTTCAAGTGGCATTTTTTGTGTTTGACCTTTTATCAGATGTTTATGAAGGAATGTCAGGTACATATATGGGCAAAGATTGGGGACATTGCGCTCAATTATTTGATATATGGGAAGTAGCCGATCAAAAGACAACTATGTACTTTATGAAAATGTACGAAAGAATACTAGTTAATTATAGAGCAGATAGAGCAGACGAAAAAAGAGAGCAAAATAAACGTAGCGTGAAAGCTAGCGGTGGAGGTAAAAACTACACCCATAACATACAGGGATAATGGCTAAAAAAAGTAAAAGTTCAGTTGATGTAGACGTTAACGTTAAAGGTAAAGGCGTTAAGAAAACTCAGATGCAGATGAAGAATCTGGGGGAGCAAACTGATAAAGCCTCAAAAAGTCAAGGCGAACTTAATAGAAACTGGAAAGGTGCTAGTAAGCAATCTTCAGGCGCAGCTAAAAACTTTTCAAAATTATCTCAAGGCATGGGCGGAATCGTAGGTGGCTATGCCATGTTAGCTGCTAATATCTTCGCGATCGGCGCAGCCTTTAGATTTTTAGAAAGTGCCGGTGATCTCGCAAAACTAAAAGAAGGTCAAATACTTTATGCATCCTCTACAGGTATTGCACTTAAATCTCTTGCTCAGGATATTAGGGATGCTACTGATGCTCAAATTACTTTTACAGATGCTTCTCAATCTGCAGCTATTGGTAAAGCGGCAGGCTTAACAAATGACCAATTAGTTAGACTTGGTAAAGGAGCAAAAGACGTTTCTATCATACTAGGTAGAGATGTTACAGACTCTTTCAATCGTCTCGTCCGAGGCGTAACAAAAGCCGAACCAGAACTATTAGACGAATTAGGTATTATACTTCGTTTAGCTGATGCGTCAGAAAAATATGGTGCTATGATTGGTAAAAGTGCCCAAGATTTAACACAATTTGAAAAATCTCAAGCGATTGCTAACGAGGTACTAGAGCAAGTAGAGGGTAAATACGGGCGTATAATGGCAATTATGGATCCTGCAGGTAATCAATTTACTCAATTAGGGGTAGCATTTGACGATCTCACTAATAAACTAAAAGAATATTTAGGGGCAATAGCTCAGCCTATTGCTGGAGTTTTAACCGCACAACCTAAATTAATAGTAGGTTTATTGCTCGCAATAGGTAATACCCTTATTAGAACAAGTTTAACTCAATGGACAGAAAGTGCCTCTGCTTCCGCAGCAAAATATAAATTGAAATTAACAGAAGCTAAAGAAGAATTAGTACGTTTACAAATGCAAGGCTCTAAGAAAATTGGAGCTTTGGCAGGAACTAAAGGGGCTGAGAAAGGTTTAGCAGATGTAGCTGGTCGAGAAGGGTGGAGACCTGAAGGATTTAAATCCAGTGCTTGGGATAAAGCAATAGCAGGTAAAGGGCGTGAATTAACCTCTCAGCAACTTGTTGGTATGAAAGCAGCAGTTAGAAGTACTAAAGACTTAACTACAACGATGAAGAATACCTATATAGCAGCCATAAACGCTATGTTAGTAGAAACTAAAAAGGTTACGGCGGGTATTGATGCGGATTTTCAAGAAACTGGAGTTAAATTTAAAATTGTTATTAGAGGGATGCAGGCAGTTTGGACTGGCTCAATGGTGGTTATGAAGACAGCCGTAGCTGGATTAACCTTTGCGATGACTAAATTAATGGGCTGGATTGCTATGGCTAGTATGGTATATACTTTTGGTAAAGCAGGGTGGGACTGGTTTAAAGGAACTAAAGAGAGTGCAGAAGATGTTATAGACCCATTAGATATAGCGGGTGCAAAAGTAAAATCATTAAATGAAGAGTTTGAAAAATTTAATGCAGTACAAAGAATAATAATTGAAGATGGAGAGGGATTTCTTCAGTTTTTTGAATCTCTGGCAAATAAAATAGGTTCATTAAGTATAGAGATGCAAGGAATATTATTTGAAGAAGCTGCCGGCGGCTTCGAGGACTTTATGGGTCAAACTGCGAACCAATTTACAGCATTGATAGATGGGATGACTGCAGATGCAACTAGTTTCGCAGGCATTGATATTCTAGGGGGTAAAACCTTTGAAGAGGTGACAGGAATAGTGGAAGAATTAAAAGCC